CAGTAGCGGGTGATAGACTCATCATTAATGGAGAAAACGGGAAAGCTCAAACTCGTATTATTCAATCAATTACAGGTCGGGTCATAACTGTTACTGTAGCTTTTGATGAAATTGCACCTCAAAACGTTTGGGTTATTGATGCTCAAGATTTGGCAACGCTTAAATTTAGGGTTTTGTCAGTAGTTCAAAGTGATTCACATCAATTTACTATTACAGCGCTTGAATACAATCCGAAAAAGTTTGATGCAATCGATCATGGCGCTCATTACATCGATGTACCAATTTCAATTGTTAATCCCAATATTCAAGAACCAGTTTCAAATATTGTTATTACAAGCGAAGATCGGGTAGATCAAGGTATTAATGTTGCCACTATGGTTGTGTCTTGGACGCAAGCAAAAGGTGCGGTTAAGTATCTGGTTGAATGGCGCAAGGATGATGGGAGTTGGCTTAAATTACCAATCACGGGTAATAATTCAATTGAGGTGCCGGGTATTTATGCTGGCAACTATCAAGCAAAAGTTACAGCGGTTAATGCTTCGGATATTTCATCTTTACCGACTTATTCAGTTGTCACTAAGCTTAATGGCAAGCAAGGTTTACCACCTGCTTTAGCGTTCATCCAGGCAACAGGCATTTTGTTTGGTATGCGCCTAAATTGGGGTTTTCCTGCAACTGGCGCACTTGATACGGCTTATACCGAGATTCAAGTTTCACCAGATGGAACAAGCAACATTGCTCAATTGGGCTTATTCGCTTATCCAACATCGACTCATACGATTCAAGGCTTACAGCCAAATCTTACGCAATTTTATAGAGGCCGTTTGATTGATCGGATCGGAAATATTGGGCCGTGGTCAAACTGGACTAGTGCAACAACATCGGCTGATGCCTCAGATATTTTAGACATTCTGGAAGGTAAAATTTCTGAAACAGAGTTAAGTCAGGATTTACAAACTAAGATCGATCATATTGAAAATATTGACGCTGAAATTGGACCAATTAAGCAAGATATTCAAAACACGAAAGATCAAATTTCACAAGAAGTCATTGATCGACAAAACGCTATTCAACAGGCATCGGATGGCCTTTCACAGCAAATTATTGATGGTGATGAAGGTGTTCTTGAAGTTGTAGAAACGGTCAAGAAATCAAGTGATGATGGTCTTGCAGCGGCTCAAGAAAGTATTCGAGTTGTTGCTAATGATCTTTCACTTGTAGCTGAAAAAACGGACGGTGTATATGCACAGCTTAATCCACCTTTGATTGGATCTGAATCAGATTTAATTGGTAACGATCAAGGTTTTGCTGGCACATGGTCTGTTCAATCGGCAATGATCGAAGGAGACTTGGCACTTAGTAAGCGCATTGATACAACGGCAGTTGAGTTAAATAACTTACAAGCTTATGCACAACGAGAAGTACAAGCACGAATTGAGGGTGATAGGGTAACTGTTCAAAAAATAGATAACTATATCGCAAGCAATGATAGTGCTCTTGCAACTGTACGCCAGTCGGCACAGGTAGCAGTTGAGCAGTCATCGGCAAATGCTGAGGCAATTGAATTAATTAATCTTGAGCTTGACGATAAAGCTTCAACGGGTCAATTGACGCAAGTTAAGTCAGACATTAAGAATGTAGATGACAAAGTTATTGCTCAAACGATTCGGATTGATGGTGTTTATGCACAAATTAATCCGCCACTCATTGGCTCTGAGTCTGACTTGGTAGGTAATGAAGGGGGCTATGCAGGTGTCTGGTCTGAACAATCAGCACGTATTGAAAGTGATCTAGCACAAGCAATTCGCACAGATACAGTTCAGACTGATCTGAACGGCAATAAAGCTGCTGTTCAAGAGGTCACTAAATCAGTCAATGGGCTATATGCACAAAAGTTCATTAAGCTTGATGTGAATGGCAAAATTGCAGGCTGGGGTGGTGCCAATGATGGCGTAGAGTCTCAGTTTATTTTTAACTTTGATTCTATTGCAATCGGAAACGGTAGTAATGGCACTGTTTCATATCCATTTATTTTTCGTACCACTTCATTTACCGATCCATTAACGGGAACTGTTTTTCCTCCAGCTGCTTATTTGAAAGCCGCATTTATGGATTATCAATCCGTTGATACGTCCCATATTAAAGACTTGGCGGTGGAGCGCGGTAAGATTGCAGATTTAGCAGTTGGAAGTGCTCAGATTGATAATGTTGCGGTGACGAGAGGTAAAATTGCTGATCTTGCAGTTGATACTTTAAAGATTGCTGATAATGCTGTAACTGTTCCGGTATCAGCATTTGCTGAAATCTCAGTGGGTGTTGATACTGAATATGTCACTATTCAGACTTTAAACGTTCCATCTGATATGGGGCATACGGTTTTAACCTTTGGCGCTGTCTTTAGTTTTACTGGCTACAGTCCGAAACAGCAGGTCTATTGTCGTGTTCTCAAAAATGATCAGGTTGTTTTTGAGGATCTGGAAGTTCACTTCATTGAGCATAATTCAGTTGCTTTAATTACTGATGCAAACGGTTCGCACAATCACAATGGTTCAACTGTAAATGTCTCAGGTAATACCGGGCAAGATGGTTCACATAGCCATAGCTACAATGTAAGTGGAACAACTGGTTCTACTAATGCGGGTGGTACATTCCACAGCCATTCTTTTAGTGCTAATGGCAACACAAACAACAGTGGGTCACACAGCCACAGTATTAGCTTGAGTGGTAATGTAACAATGTCGGAAGGAGGCGCCCATACACATAACATTACCGTACAGGGGAATTCACGTAGTGCTGGAACAATTAATATTTCAAGACATGATTCAACAGGAATAGCAGGGACATTCAAATTGCAATTGAGAGTTGTTGCTGGTGGTTCCATGAATGTGTCACAACGTTATATTCATGCAATGACGATGAGGAAGTAATGGCATATTTTGCAGTTTATGAGGTTGAAACAGGTGAAATACAGAATTTAATAGAATGCCCTGAATTTCTAGCTGAAACAATTCATCTAGAAGAGGGGCAACAATTTTTAGAAGTAGATCACCAGGTGTCAGCAAATAAATACTTGGTCAAAAATGATGAGTTAGTCTTAAAGGATTAATTCAAAAAATTATTTAAAGCACCCAATCGGGTGCTTTTTTTATTGCCAGTTTCTGGAGAAATAGGTATGGCAGAACCAGCAACATCAACAAGCACAGCAACTTTAGGTTTAGCAACAAACATAGCAGGGGGTGGAATGGTTTTAGTAGGCGGACTTTCAACTACTGAATGGATGGCTGTGCTAGGTGGCGTTTGTGCAGTGGTAGGTCTAATTATTCAGGCTGTAGCTGCATACCGCAAAGATAAACGAGATGAAGAGCTACACGATAAACGAATGCATGAGAAAGATTATGACGAATAAAACTAAACTATTAGTGATTGGTTCAACTCTAGCCGCCTCGATGTGCGGTTATTTTATTTTTGGGCCTAGTGATGAGCAAGTTCAGGCTACGGCCGTAAAAGAAGGTTATACAGCTAAACCGATCATCCCGGTGAAGGGTGACCGTCCAACTATTGGCAATGGCACCACATTCTACCCAGATGGCCGTGCCGTAAAAATGAATGATCAAGCAATCACACGTAAACAAGCTTTTGAGTATCTGAAATTCACAATGAATAAAGATGCTCAACCGTTCAATAAAACATTGCTGAATATTCCTATTTCACAAGCTGAATATGACCTTTATTTAGATTTTACTTATCAATATGGGATTGGTGCTTGGTCTGGTTCATCCATGCTGAAAAATCTAAAAATTGGAAAATATAAAACTGCATGTGAATCATTGTTGAAATGGAAATACGTAGCAAAGCGTGATTGTTCAATCCGTTCCAATGGCTGTTATGGGGTTTGGATGCGTCAGGAAGAGCGCTATCAAAAGTGTATGGAGGTTAATTTATGACTTGGATTTTATTAAATAAACGTTGGTCTTTAATTATCCTTTTAACAGTCCTTTACTTTATTCAAATTGGCTACACCAATCATCTTGCAGGAAAGCTAAAACAAGCCGATCAGCAGTGCATGGCCCAAATACAAGATATTGAGCGTAAGCAGGTAAAAGCGCTTGCTGAAGCACAAAACCAAATTAATCAAGTGAGCGCAGACTATGAAAAATATAAGTCAGAACAACGTACAAAAGTCGAGTATGTTGAACGTGAAGTGCAAAAGATCATTGAGCGTCCTATTTATAAGTCTGCTTGTGTTGACGCTGATGGCGTGCAGCAAATCAACGATCTTATCAAAGCCGGTAATACCAGCTAACTTAGTGCAGCCATGTCCTAATTTGAATGAATTAACAGGCACGACGGGTAAAGATTGGATGCTTTGGTCTGTTGATACAGTTGCTAAATATAATGATTGCAAAGCCCGTCATAGTGGAATTGTAAAAGCCCTCAATTGAGGGCACCTTATTTATTTAAAAGTATTTTTTGCAAGTTTCTTTACTAAATTAATGTAAAAAACCTCAACTTGGCCGTATAGGTCAAGAGGTAACATTTCTTCAGGTGTATGGATGGTGATATTGCCATTTTTAACTTCAGAAGGGAAAGGAACCATAATTAACTGTTGTGTAATATAATTCAATTTATCCATATCATTTTCAATTTTTTGAATTTTGAATATTGTTAATAGTGCTTCTTCAGTAAGAGTAAACAGACGCAAAAATAATAAGTAGTTTTTATCGTCTAGGAAAATATAATTATATTCTCTAAATAATAGGAAAGTTTTCTTATGGTGGGCGTAAATTTCATCAAAAATTTTATTGTCTATTTCAATTTTTGTAACTATATCGTTATGGGTGTATTTCTCTCCAGATACTATTAAATTATTTAAAACTGGAGCCATAAGAATAAGATTATTTCTTAATAATGACAAAATCTCACTTATATAATTCAACTCTAAATTAGCATTGTGCTGACTCCGCCAGTCGCTATACAATTTTGAACCAATAATTGCAGCGCCAATTGTAGCTAATGCAGAAGATAATGATATGGTTGAATTCCATACTTCTTTGAGTGGGTCATTCATTTGATTATAAGAAAATAGCCAAAGAGTGAAAAAGAAAAATATAACAATAATTGAAGTTATGTACCCACAAACATTGATTATAAATTCACGAATTTCATTTTTCATAATTAGCACTTTTAAGATAATTAAAAACCAAAATACTATTTAATTATTAATAGTCAACATTCCTTCAAAGGTAAAATAATTGTTAGACTTCAAATTCTGAGACATCGACCATGATCGGTTTTGATACATACTCCCGCCAAATCCAAGTTTGAACTTTCCGAATTTTCCTTGAATGCCTTCGATTGCACACATCAAATTTTCTGTTTTTTCTAAATCACTATAGTCTGTTAGTAAGTCATAAGTATAAGTATGCTTGCTCTCGAGTGCAGTCAAAACTACCCCACATTTTTTAAAGTCCACTCCAGGCTTATAAATATATTCCATCATTCTTGTTGTTGCTTTCACAAGCTTTCTGACATCGTCAGTAGGTACAGCAAATGACTGTGATAATTCTTTTTTATAATAGGGTTTATGCACATCAAATGGGCTAGAGTGAGCAAAACCAATTATACAGCCACATAGGGCTTCATCTTTTCTAATTCGTGTGAATGCCTCTTGTGTACGTCGGGCAATAGCTTCTTTTAAGTCATCTTTATTTTTTGAAGTGGGTACAGTTCAAACTATACCCAAAAAATTAATAACTATTAACCCGCTTCCTCTTCTTCAATTGTTTTCCTAATAGACTCATCTTGTTTTCGAAGATAGCTTTGAAAAATAGCAGCCTCAATCTCATCATCTTCGCTTTTGATGTTTCCTATGGCTAGTAATAATTTATCAATTGCATAAATCATTGTCTTAAACTCAAAATCATAATATGAATTATCATAACTTGGTGAGCTATCAATTATAGTTTTTAGCTTCTGAAGCCCTTCTTTATAAGATTTTAAAAGATCTTTTGCAAAATTAGTATCAACCCCTGGTGTCTTATAAATTGCACTACCAGATTTTTCTAATACATACAAAGATTCTTGGCCAATACAGTCAATCACAATTTTAGATTTTGAAAGCATAAAATTATCTTTTAATAATTAAAGTGAAGAAATATTTGTATATAGATATGTGGATAAATTCAAGTAGCAAGATTAATTTTGCAAATTAATACTTTCTTAATCAGATTTGCGTTTGCGACAAAAATGCGTCAGTTTTATATTAAGTTATTGAATATAATGAATTTAGATTGTCCTTGACATCGTAGAGGTCTCCAGTTCGAGTCTGGATATGCCTACCAAAATATTAAATTTATATGTCTATGTATCACGGCATATAAACTAAAAAGCTCTAAATATTATGTATTTAGAGCTTTTTTATTGCTTTGTATAACGTTATATGAATAGATATAGCACTTCTGAATTTGTATCATCTGATGTATCATTTAAATAAATCTAACTCATGATACAAATATTTAATGAAAAGAGCAGCAATTAAAAAAAGACCTTTATCGGATACAGTTTTAGCTAATCTAGAACCAGAAGAAAAAGATTATAGAGAACGTGATACACAACAACTTTATTTCCTAGTACAAAAAACTGGCAAAAAATCTTGGCAATTGCGATATAAAAATGAAAAAGGGGTGTGGTCTTGGAAAGGACTGGGTGCATATCCAAATGTGAGTGGAGCGGTAGCAAGGCGTAAAGCGAATGAGCTAACTATCAAAATAGGAAATGGCGAGCTTATAGAGACACGAAAACAAGTCAAGAAGAAGCAACAAGAAATTGTTCAAAGGAGGTTTGATGTTTTAATGAATGAGTGGTTAGACACTAAAAAAAAATCTTGGGGAGAAGACACATTTGAGAAAGCGAAAAAGTCGATTAATCGGCATATCATTCCTAAATTTGGTGAGCGAGATTTTACTGAAATTACACCTACAGAGTGGCTTGAATTTTTTCGAGGCCTACAAAGCGGCTTGAAAATCTATACCCAAGTTGAGAAATTAACCACTTATTGCCGAAATACTTATGACTGGGCGAAGTTTCAAGGAAAAATAAATTCTAATCCAATCGATGGCATGACCAGGTTTTTAGATAAAAAAGTTGGCGGTAATATGAAATTCGTTGAAATAGATGAATTTCCAAAATTAATCACAGATATTCGGACTCATCATCAACGTAAACTAGCGATTGGTTTAGAGTTAATGGCTTTATTATTTCCTCGTCCTGTAGAGTTGCGTTTTGCAACTTGGAACCAATTTGATTTTGATAAAGCAATTTGGGTTAAGCCTGCTGAAATTATGAAAAAGAGAATCGTCCACGCTGTACCTTTGCCTAAACAGGCAATTAAATTGTTAGAGGAGCTAAAAGACTATAAAACTGAATCAGATTTATTGTTTGCTGGTGGAAATAGCCTAAGTGAACCTATTTCTGATAATACTTTTAATATGGCTTTAAATCGTATGGGGTACAAAGGTCGTCAGAATCCGCATGGTTTCAGACATATTGCAAGTACAGCATTAAACAATAAATTTAGTGATAAAGAGCAAGTTGTTGAAGCATGCTTAGCCCATATGAAAAAAGGTGTAAAAGGAGCTTATGATAAAGCATCGCATTTTGAAGAACGTGTTGGAATGATGCAATGGTGGGCTGATTATATTGATCAACTATTGGAAGAACAAAAATTAGTTTAGGCTGGATTTTTATAACTTTAGCTTTGAGAATTTTTATATGAAATTATTTTTTGAAGATTTAATTCTTTATGGAGGCATTCGACAAGTTGAATTATCGAATATCCATAAGCATGAAGAAATTATTGATGAACTTGCTCCAGAATCAATAATGGCTGAAACAACTAGTGAAAATGAGATAGTGTTGATTCAAGCAGAACAAAACTGGTCAGGCTTTGGCTTGTTTTATCCAAAGCTGAGTATGATACCTAAGTTGGAATTGGTGAAGAATATGCCTAAGATATTTCTATTAGATAAGCGTGATTCTGCTATTAGTGAATTTAACGAAATTGGCAAAGTCGTATTTGATTATATAGAGTACGAAAGAGAAGTAGCTAAACTAGTTTTCTGCGGGGCATACATTTATGATGAAGATGAATAGATAGATAATTCAACGTGAAGTTTCAATTATGTGTCTAATTAACTAAGACCCTTAGAAAGTTTGTAAGTAAATAACAAAAAAAAGATTGAATAAAAAATAATTATAAATAAAGCGAATTTTTAAAAATTTGACAAATAAATTTTGTACTATTATTATGCGCCATCTCGGAGTGATAGTGAGTTTAATAAAAAATATTATATATTGATTTTATTTGAAATAAATTATTATAACTAAATTTACAAATAAACTTATTTCTATATTAATAGTACAAATGTATCATTATGATATCTTATTTTATTAATTTAAAATGACTATCACTATTTTTAAACCTTAAAATAGTGAGTATATTATGAAAAAAAATAAATTAGAAATTGATTATCTTGAAGTCGTAGTGGATGTTAATCATAAGCCAGAAGAAGTAGCATCATGTTATCAAATTGTTAGTGATGAAAAATATAATTTTGATGAATCGAAAATTAAATATCGATCAAAAAAAATATTATCTGAATTTAATAGTATTATAACTTTACAGTCATTTTCATTATTAAATGATTATAATTCTAAATTAAAGATCAGTGGTAATTTTTACAAATGGTTGAATGGTCATAATGTGACAGGTTGTGAAAGTTTAATAGATTTAGTTTTACAGACTATTGAAAAATTGAAAAATTTAAATTTAGTCGATCCAACAAAAGAACAATTAGAAACTATTCGTCTCGGTAATTTTAGACTTTATAGAGTTGATATAAAAAGAGATATAGTTTTTGATAGTAAGCAAAATGCTATTCAATATTTGTCTACTCTTAGAAATTTATCGACTTATCCAAAACAGAAAAAAACAATATTTGATAATGGCATCTATTTTGGTTTTACTTCTAAGCGTTGGTCTATTTGTAATTATCATAAAGGTCAAGAAGTTAGAGATAATTATAAAAGATCTAAGACAAGTTTAGAATTGCAAGCATTAGCTGATCTTATGATTCGTCAAGAAATAAGAATTCAATCGAAGCAATTAGCTACATGGGACCTACGTTTTGGTCATCAATGGCGTGATTTAAATAATATTGAGAACTTTTTTAAAAATATACTTGATAAAATATATATACCAGAAATCATTCTTAAAGATTCAAAAAATAATATTAGTGATAAGAGTGATCGAAAATTCTATAATTGTGTTATCAACGGCGACCATAAAGAAGTTTACTCAAGATCAACTATTAGTAGAAAAAAAAGAATTTTCTTAGATAAATATAATATTGATATAAACAATCTATAAGTTGAGAGGGGATAAAATGAAAAAATTAAGATTAACAAAAAAAGAAGTCTGTTATATGCTTTCAATTAAAGCTGATAAGTTAAGAAAGCTAATAATAGAAGATGATACTTTCCCACGCCCGATTAAAGATGGTCAGAATAGACAATCAGCAGTATATTTCGATTTTAATGCAATTGAAGTGTGGTGGCAAAATAGACTAGAAAATCCATTAAATAATTACGTGTAAAATTAAGAAGTAAGAGAGCCTGTAAATTATTTTGTGTAAGTTCCATTTTTTATAAATGATCTTTTAATCGATCATCGAACTGAATCGTAAACCAATTCATTGCTAAACGCCAATTTTGAATTGGCATCGTCCATTTCTTCGC